CGAACGCGCCAGACAAGCCGCATCAGCGCAAAAAAAGTTGGAGCAAGCGGAACAAGTTAAGCAAGCTTTTGACGAGGCAGCAACCCAAAAAGTTGATTTACAGAATGCGAAAATTTACGCAGCGACTGAACTAAAAATACTCAATCTTTTTACAACCAATATACTTCTAGCAATTGGAAATATAACTACCCAATCTAATAACCTAATAACTGAAACACAGTTGGAATTAGGACGACCAATTTTAAAGTGTATAGCGGATCCAGAGGCACAACAAAACATCTACTACAAAAACCACGTTAAGTTACTTTTAACGACTGTTATGTTGGGACTTGAAGCTTTTTATGAAGATGGCATAAGTGTACATGATTATCCGACGAATTCTATTGTAATATTTAACCCTACACATAACTCACATACCATAGAATCTGTGCATAAACGACAAGATATGGGTAATTTCGATATTCGATTTATATATAATCCGGCACTAACACGTTCACCAGAAAATCCCCGACCATATGACGATCCAGATGAAACTTATTTACGAAAATTTCCTATTCATACATATACGTCTACAGAAAATAATAACGGTAATGGGTTTGGTGGTTATTCCTTATTTTCGATAAATTTTTATGCTTTATATATGGATGGGTATAATTCTGCAAATAGAATTGAACGATATCATCGGTGGTTGCATAACCCAAACTATAACTATAACTATGAGCACTCAATTTCAAGTTTTAACAATCTAGAACTTTCTAATCCGACTGAATATTATACAGAAACGAATCCATTCGATGATATTATGCAACTATATTTTACACCAATTACATTTGATCCATATAAATTTTACGATGTTAATCATACAAATGAAGGAAAAGCATATATGGGTGATTATAAAAATTATAAATATCATGGAACCGGACATTATTATACGTGTTTCGCGTATGGCAGTAAAGTTAAAATTTTAAAACCACAGTCTGGTGTGAAAATTGTGATTCCAACATCCCGTGGATACGCCGCCGCTCCATATCGCGACCTATGGAGTAAGCCAGGAATAAGTAATATATGTACAATAGATCGATCCCTTATGGATACCGATATTGTTATTGGCGACTATGGAACAATAGTCGGATATACAAATCCATTAAAAACACATGGTGGGCAACATATTGTAGTTAAAATGGACGGACAATCAGGTCAACCCGATAGAATAGTTATTTTTGATGAAAAATCAATCGAACTTCTAACCCAATATTCATTTCACGGACACTTTGAGAATGGTTTGCGACACGGTTATGGTGAAATATACATTCGTTCGCTAGAGGGAGTTGAAACACCTATTACATTCAAAGGTAATTTTTTAGAAGATAAACGTAACGGGTACGGTATAATACAATATTCAGCACCAAATGGCGATATATATACATTCGAATGCTATTTTGTAAATGATAAACGTCACGGATATGGTAAAATGACAAAGGTATCAACAGGGAATAGTATTTATGCTAAATTTGATAAAGACGGTAAATTTGTTCCAGATGCATTATACAGTATTTCTGCCAAATATGTTGATGTTGAGCTTCGCAAATATATAGAAGAAGAAAAATATGGATTGAATTTATTTAATTTCAACGATATATAATAGGTGATATATAAACATTGAAATATCACCTATTATTTATATTAAAATTATGAAGCAGATGTTAAATGAATTATTATGAATTATCACAAGACATATAGTCGTGATTGTTTATACGAATTACCATTATCATAAAAAAATTTGATTATTATATGATATGTAATATAACATAACAGAAACTTAAATCGTTCCAAACTCAATATCATCCAAATATGGCAGCAACTATCATCAAACCCAGCACTATTGATATGAAAAATATCGAATTCGCTGAACCAGAAATTAACGCAAAAGGTGGAAAGGCAATTAAAGTATCTTATAATGGTGAGAAATTCCTCATTCACTCACCAGAAATGTCTATCGCGTTCGACGCGTCAAATACTACAGAGGAACCTGGTGCGTATCCCAAATGGGCATTCCAGCTTAGTTTTGATGGTATGCAAGAGTCTACTGTCAATGGTAGGCATATTAAAAAATTCCATTCAATGATTGACGACTTGGATGAGCACCTTATCGATGCCGCTATTCCCAATAGTTTGTCATGGCTTAAAATGAAATCGGCACAACGTCCTGTCGTTGAAGCACTTATCAATCGTACAATCAAGCAAAGTAAAGACAAGAAAACACAAGAACCCGATGGAAAATACCCTGATACAATGAAGGTGCGTATTCCCATTGGAAAGGAGGGGCGACTTATCTGCAACATTTTCGACAAAGAAAATGGCGACAACAAGGCTATAACTGATTTGTCGATTCTCGGTCGTTTGAAAAGAAATGCCCGAGTCATATTGATTCTAGAATGTTCTGGTCTATATGTTATGAGCGGAAAGTTCGGTTTCACCGGATGGTCTCTTCACACGTGTAAGATTATGCGTGATGCTTATACCGGCGGAATCCCACGCAATGTCTGTTTAATTACTGACAGTGATGACGATGACACTGATTCACACGCGCATGTTTCAACTGTCGCTCCACCGGCCAAGAAGATCGTTTCAATCCAGTCTCGTTTTAACGTCAACAATGGTGACGATGACGATCTTGATAGAAAGAAGAAGCCATCTCATCAAGTTGCCGACAGCGATGATGAACAAGACGAGCCGGCGACACCTGTTCCGGCATCAAGGCGTTTGGCACATAGTGAGGATGAACATGACCACGAAGTACCTGTTCTAACGGAAGCACCAAAGAAGAAGGTCATAACTACAAAGAAGACTGTAGTCGCTGCTTCTGCAACCAAGAAGTAGATTGCTAATAATCGGTTGTGAGTACGTATTAAATGCAAGGTAAGTATTTTATTTTTATCTATTTTATTTTCAATAAATAAAATAGAATATTTTCATTCAACGACAATAGTTTTATTATCTTATATAAATATAAAAAACAAGCACATAGATTATTATAAATGGAAAATAATGAGCCAATGATATCCATAGGCAATTGCATGGCGAGAACGCCGAAAAATACGCAATGTGCGTTCAAAAAGAAATTTGGCGATTTTTGTGGAAAACATAACAAGGATAATGTGGCGCGAATAGACGCACCCGTACCAATCCCTGAAAAGGGAAAAAGAAAAAAAAAAGCGACATTAGCACATTATAGCGCAGTGAAAATTCAAGCGTTATTTCGAGCGTGGTTGTTTCGCAAGTACAATAAAATGCGCGGACCTGCTTTATTCAATAGACGGTTATGTGTGAATGATACAGATGTGTATTTATTAGACGACATAACTACAATATATCCAAGTGATTTCTTTAGTATGCATGATTCAGATGGATTTATATATGGATTTCATATTGAAACAATCTATAAGCATATTGATATGAATAACGATAAATTGATTATAAATAACCCGTATAATCAAAACCCATTATCAGCATTAATTCTGCATAATGTTAGAACATTATACACATATTGTCTTAAACGTGGATTTACACATCAAATAGAGAATGAAATACCTAATGAAAAAATATATGCCGTGCGCAATAAAACTGTATCTATATTTCAAAAAATGGATCAATTGAATAATTATACAAATATAGAATGGTTTATGGAATTATCACATAACAATTTATTTCGATTATTATACAATGTGAAAGATTTGTATGAATATCGAATGAATTTGGATTCAATACGCAAAATGGAATTAATGCCTGAAGGACGAATATTCAATAAACCGCGATTTATCTATAAACAAATGTCATTCGAACGACTGCAGCATGAAATATTAGATGAATTTGATGTGTTAGTTAGTTTTAGTTCAAATCGCGATGACCGCTATTTAGGATGTCTTATTATTTTGACAGGACTTGTTGATATTTCTCCAAATTGTGCGTTAGAGTATCCGTGGATTGTTCAAGGTAATTTCCAAGAAGTTTAATTTAATGTATATTTGAAATAAAATTTGAAAATATACATTAATATTCATTGTATGTCATATAAAATGTTCAAATCCATTGTGATTTTTTGGGTTGATAATCCCAAATATTGGATACCTATAACCGAAAAAGAAAAGCAGGATGCTGATACTATCATTTTTGACACATTCTATATTGATTATGGGCTTGTCGAAATGGAACCTATAACGATTGATGACTATATAGGTAAAATTATATATCTTGACCAATTTCAGCGTCACTTTCAGCGACATTTTATAAGAACCGTTAGCACGAAACAAATAACTGACGATGAAATAATAGCAATGCGAAAAGAAGCGTGTGAGCTTTCAACCACCATTTTAGATATTATATATAATAAATCAATAATGTTAGATATACCTCGTACTATATTTATATTAATGCCTTATAAACATACACATCAATATCAATGTATATTTCAATATATTCATTCTAATTATATAACAATAACCGATAACCAACTCAGGTGCTTTTATATGGATACCTATAAAAAAGCATATAGTTGTGATAATACAATACAATCGAAACTTATTTCAGGATATTGTTTCATAGGAAAAAATACCACGGATACATACGCTATAAACATATTAGATCCTGAATGCACATGGCACATTTCAAATAATGTGTCAAAATCAAGTTCATTAGAATCATATCTATCAAATGGACCTAATAATGTTATTGTTAGTTTAAGTGGTGGTGTAGATTCAATGGTTATGCTGACATTGTTGGCAAAAATGTCCCATAAAAATGTAGAAGCAGTTCATATCGTTTATGGAAATCGTCCGGAAAGCTCTGATGAATGTCAGTTTATATCAACATATTGTCATACATTAGGTGTAAAATTACACATATATAGCATCGAATGGTTGCGACGGACAACTGTTTCACGCGAATTCTATGAAAAAATGACTCGTGAAATACGATTTGCTGTATATCGTTGCGTTTCATTATCGGACACACACATTCTACTTGGACATATTCACGACGACTGTATTGAAAATATTTGGACAAATTTAGCGAGATGTCAGCATTTAGATAATTTAAAAAAAATGGAATTGACTGAAATACAAATGGGTGTTTCTCTATATCGTCCGTTTTTAAATGTGGATAAGTCTATTATTCTTGATACGGCACATCAGTTAGGCATTCCATATTTTAAAAATACTACACCTGAATGGAGCAATCGTGGCAAATTTCGAAATACGTTTTATCAAGCTTTACACGAACAATTTGGGAAAGATGTCGATTCAAAAATGATATGCTTAGCAGATACATTAACAAAACAATATCAAATGATATTTAAATTGATTCATGAACCCATATATCGATCGTGGAATCCAGAAACACATATAATCGATGTGTCAAGAGCGATAGAATCTGGATTAGATGCGTATGGATGGAGTGTTATATTTGAACATATATGTCATCAATTCTTACGTTGTTCAAAGCCAAGTATTCATGCTATTCGTGAATTTATTTGTAGATACACGGTATCTTTATTCATTGGAACAATCCATACTAAAATCCGGGTTGTTCTAAAAAATAATTTGGAAATTGAAATGATACGGCATCACGATGATAAATATACAATTCGATTCATACTAAAATAATAATATATTCACATCAATGAATTATTCCATATTATAATTGTGCGACAGAAGCACATGTGCGCCATTGGATATCAGCGGGCAATGTATTATTTGCACAAACGGATACTGTTTTTTGGCAAGGCAATGAACCACCACGGGGCATAGCAGGTGTAGTATCAATTGGTGTTGGGATGCATGGACGATGGTTGTCTTTTGATATCGTACGTGAACTAATATTCCAGTCAAATGGGACTTCTACGCGTTCTTGAGGGTCTAAACACAACCATTCCCAACGATTCCAACCTGTTCCACGTAAAGTACACGGTGCATTACTAATACGAGTATATTCTTGAGGTGCCATACAATCTTTGAAATGTTTCAATGACGCATCACCCGGACGTTGTCCGCGAACTTTACATGATTCACATCCACATTCAGAATTTACACCACCACCACAAGGATATCCGCTTCTGCAAATGGAGTTAGGGCATTTAGGGATATATAATTTGGCTGGATCTTTTGTCAGTGGTCTATTTAAACCGGCTAATTCACTATCTACATCAATTAATGCCACATCGGAATAAACACTGTTTCCTTGAGATTGAAGACGTACATCGGGCGCATATGGGTAGCATGCTTCACAATTTTCGTCTAAATTGTTGGGTGTTCCTAATAAATAATTTCCAATACTGACAGACTGATTTAATTGTTGGTTATAAGCACCGTCGTCATATTTTATGCGATTAAAACTCATAGTATATACTTATATAAAATGTTTTTTTTAGGCAATAAAATATAATTAAATTAAAACAAAAATAAATTACGTTTGAATTATTGGGAATATTTCTTATTACAATATATAGTTAGAATTATATGAGTAAAGAATCAAATTCACAATATTTATTGGAAGTAAAACACGAATATAGTCGTCAGTTATGTAATTTATTAGTTCCGGTTATGTATGAAGGTATTCATTCTATTTATTCAGAAGCGACTAAAAATAAAAAAGATACACCGATGAAAATTTTTCAAATATTATTAAGTCGTATTCCACAATGGAATCAGCATATTATTACAAATGAATATCAGCGTATTTTAAATAAAACTCAATGTGATTTTATTGCTGATTTAATAACTGCTGTGTTTATTAGCCATGCAAAAATATTGAGTAGTGTAAAATCGAAGAAAAAGTCAAAAACATTGAATCTTAAAGTTCCTAACGGCGATTATTTTATACATAAAGCATACATTGAATGCGCACGGCATTTTTGGAAAAATCCATATTTATTTTGTGATAATATTAGTACCATTGAATATCAGCGTAATATGCGAGAGGCGGAATCTATTATTGAACAATCTATTAATGAAACAGTTCGCAAATTATTGCCCGTTAAGAATATTTTACAACAATATATTAATTTGGATGAAAGTAGCTCAAGTTCAAGTGATAGTAGCTCTTCAAGTAACTAAAGCAGAAAAGACGATGAGGATACTGAAACAGATAAAAAAAAAAAGAAAAAGAAAAAGTCAAAGAAATATGGAAATGAAAGTGATACCGACCCCGATGCTGTCATAACAAAAGAAAGTATTCGTGAAAAACAATATATAACAAATAATATGACAGAACGTGATAAAAAACACTTGGAAAAATTAGTGAAAACTACATTGGCATCAACACCAAAGGATTTGTCTATTATTGAACCAACTGATACCGACGGATGTTTTTCAATTTATAGTATAGGTAATAATGACGCACCAATAAATAAATTTACAACTGAAATATTTGATATTAAAAACCAAGAAGAAGCATCAACTGATATTAAAACAGTAGTTATATCACCCAATAATTCCTTTATGAATGGAGTAGAAGAAATAACATTAAATGATTTTAATATAGATAATTATGATACAAATACGGATGGTGATATGAATGTATACACGGAACCTATTGATATAAATACTGATTTTAACGAAACATTTCCTATGGAAATGACTGAAATGGATTTAAAAGAAAACTTTCCTTTAGAAATTATAGAAACAAATTCAAAAGAAATACTTCCTATGGAAATAACGGGAATAGAACTAGATACACACATTGATATGAATATGCCCGAACCTATCATTGATATATTCCCAGAAAATACACATAATGAACCAATTATTGAGAAGAAAAGCGTCGTACTTCCAAAACCATCATCAATTATGAGTGATATGCGCAGTATGAACAGTAGAATAGATGAAAAACTTGAAAGAGAAAATGATACTGTATCAAGTAAAAAAACGGGAACAGCATCTAAGTCTGCTTCAGTATCTATTAAACAACAAGAAATACCTGAACAACAGCACATTAAAAATATTACAATAACACAATCAAATGATACACCCACACAAACACGCCAACCGAACCTAAAGAAAAAGACTGATACGTCATTAAATACACAAACACAAACACCTCCACCAGCACCAACTGGTGGAGGTAACCCCAAATATTCATTTTTTTAAAATGTCGTTTGATATATACGTTTGTTTTTAATATCAAAAATATATCTCATTACAATATAATACACACAATAGACTGAAATGTTTCCAGAATTGAACGAACATACCATACCTTTTATTTTATCGTTAATATTTATAGTTTTAATGTATGTTGATTCGGCAATAAATAAATATAATCATACGGGACGTGGATATGTAAAGGCATTTATTGTAGTATATATACTATGTTATTTGAGTATATACATGTATAATAATATTGGCAACATTATGGGGGGTGGAATGTCCAAATATAGTGGTAGGATTCGAGAAGAAATATTTACAGGAAACCCTAATTTCTAATTTATAATTATATATAATAACATACAAATAACATAAAAAATTGATTTATTGTATATAAATCAATTTTTATACATTATCAAATGGCACACCAAGATTGGAATCCTGTTGTATTTAATAGCACCAAACATACATCTACTGAAAAAAAAACAGTAGGCTCACCATATATATCCGCAAATAAAACAGCACAAAAAGTAGAACAAATTGTCGAAGGTGATACTAAACTATCAATTAAAATGATGAACAGTTGTGCTGTTAAAGCGATCATTAAGCATCGATGTGCTTCAAAACTTTCACAGAAAGACCTTGCAACAAAATGTTGTATAGCGGAAGCAGTTATACGTAATATAGAACAAGGAAAAGAAGCTCATAATCCACAACTGCTTACAAAAATACAAAAAGTATTATGTGTAAAACTATTAGGTGATAATGTCGGGGAATCATTGGCGGATAAAACGACTGCATCGAATACACCAAAATAACTGATGATAATTCATTATAATTATGAGTAAAAAGGCTTATAAATATACAATTTGATAAAAGGTCCGGCATTCAAAAGCAATGCACCCACCACATATAAATCACAATTTTGATTTTAATTCACGAACTTCATTTTCTAATAGTTCAATGCGTTGCAATAATTCTTCCATTCGAATTGGGACCAATTGTTTCGGTTGTGAACGTATGTTAATCGTAAATAGGGACATCATATTATTTGTAATGGAAATGGACTTAATATATCGTTCAACGTGTGTTGAAAATTCGGTATTTGGATATAATGTTGGTATAATTTCCATATACATATCTATTAATTTTTTTCCACAACGTGTTATTATTATACCATTTAATCGAACTTGTTTAATAATATGTTCCACCAACGGGATGATATAGTCATATGTACGAATATCAATAGAATCATGTTTTTCAATAAGTATATTAATAATTTCAAATAATACGTCATTTGTATCGTATTTTGGTTCATAGTATAATTTTATAGATAGTTCATTAAAATATTCTTCTACGTTACTGTTATCATACGCAAGTATAAATTGTATTATATTCTCCATTTAATATAATACAATTTTATACTACACTTTTATATACAAATATTCTTATACATTTTTAATATTATAATCGCGTAATGATAATAGTATCTATATCTGGATGCACATTTATCATATCTTGTAAATGTATTATTTAATTCTTTACCAGTTAGTATATGTTATTTAATTCAAATATACCAAGTGAATAAATATGTATCCATTCGTTTCTGGTGAAATTTTTGAATAAACAGCACTAATTTTATATGATAAACCAAATCAATTTATTTAGCATTCGATTCACTTTCGCTTCTTTTACTATTTAAAAACCAATGCTTACTTGCGTGTTTTCATTGTTTCACTTATTTAGTATTTTGTAATAATATATTTCTGGTTTAACCATAATCAGCGTGTTGCTAAAGCATAGGATTCCTAAAAATCACACAATTTACAGATATTTCGTTATTTATCGTTTAATTACATAAGGAAATATTTGATTTTTATACAAAAATACGAAATATGTGCTTAAGCATGACGCTATAAGGGTTAATCTTGAAATGGATATAATTGTATCCCTTGTTATATTTATAAATCATTCAAATGATATTTGATGAATAATTCCTAAATATAATAGTAAATAAATCTGTTTAACAATATTCCATTACACCGACAGTGCTAAAGCAAAGAAAAATAAGACAACCTTTATATAAAAAATAAAAAATTGTTTAATTAATCTTTTTGGTGATATAGTTCCATATTACTTAACCCTTATATGTTTAGAAGACTCACAACGTTATTCTAATATTCCTTAAATAATACGTCATTTATTTCATGGATTACTTACATAATATTTTGTTTTTATGTAAACAATACAAAATAGATGCAACGCTGTAAGGGTTGATCAAATATTTATAATATGGGTTGTATTATTTCATTCTAATTATATTACAATGAAATAATAGTTGAATATTACAACCCATATAAATAATAATTACCATCCCTGAGCCTTATTATTATTTGTTCCACATGCATTTGGTGCAGACATTTTGGGAGGTGGACACATTTCAGGAATATTAAAAGAAGGTAATGGAACAGTCTTGAATCGCAACATTTGGCAAGGGGGAAGATGTAATTTATTAATAGAGATTTCTTGAGCAGAACCACACGCAGAACCAGCAATATGAATTTTATTACCTTCTGTAGGTTGATAAAGCATTGATGGACATTTGGATGCTGTGCGTGTGCGGCCCATAAGTTCGCTTTCTAATAAAACCAAATCACCATCAATTTGACTAACATCTGTTCCACCCACTATGCCTAATTCATGACGACATTTATTGCAATTTTCATATTTCATAGGATTGAGAAGATAAGAAAGTGGGCCAACACTTTCACCCAGTCGTTTTCTATATTCACACGTATCATATGACAAACGATTAAAACTCATTCTTGTTCTACGATATTTATATAATACATATGAGAATTTAATTTAAAATATATTATTTAATTTTAATTTTAATATTTGCGAGATTTATTATTTATAATAATATAACCAAATTATATATAGATATATTATATGGAAGTTGTTATCATAGGTGCTTTGGCTGGGTTGGGATATTATGTTAATCCTAAAAGAGAATTAGATATCCATAAATCCATACCAAACCGTAAAAAAATTGAGCCACAATATCAACAAGATACGTATAATTCTACATATTATAATAATACTACCAGTTTTGAAAATACACAATTAAATAAAAATTACACAAAAGCAAAGGATGCTGTCAATACAAATAAAATTCCAAATTATTTTAACGATAGAATATTCAATGATCAGACAACTACGGTTCAATATTTACAACGACCTGTAGCAGATAGGAGGAGTACATCGATACAGTCTCTGCATACACCCGACCAAGATACTCCAACTACATCAACTGAACCATTTTTTAGTAAAATTGCTGGACAATCGATTGAAAATTTTAACCATAATAATATGGTTCCATTTTTTGGCGGCAGTATTCGTCAATCTATAGATGCTAATGCCAACAGTGCTATCCTTGAAAATTTCAATGGAACGAATAATTTTAAACAAGAAAAAAAGGCGATAGAACCATTATTTAAACCAACAAAAGATGTTAGTTTTGTAAATGGAACACCAAATTCAACGGCATTATATCAAGATCGATATGTTCCATCCATGTACCGTACTAATGAAGTGCCAACTGAACCCATACACGTCGGTCCAGGATTAAATCAAGGTTATAGTTCGAATCCGACAGGTGGATTCCAACAATTTGATGCACAAGAATATGCGTTACCACGTACAGTGGATCAATTGCGAACTCTAAATAATCCAAAAATAGCATATGAAAGTCGTGTTTCTGGTGCGCCTAAAGCAATTGTCACAAATAGAGGCTTACAAGGTCAAGTTGAAAAACATTTACCCGATAAATATTATGAGCAAACGAAGGATATGTATTTAAAAACAACCGGTGCTAATCTCAAACCACAATTACATGGATTATATGAAGATAAAGAAACAAGTCGTCAAAACAGTGTTAGTTATGAAGGTGTTGCTGGACCAGCAAGCACATATACTACCAGTTTGCGTCCTTCTATACGTGATAGTCGAAATTTAAATTATACAACAGATGGTATGCGTAATGCTTCTCTTCAAGTTTTTGGTGAATCTGATAAATTTGACCATGGTGCCGCAAGTTTTACTGCTAAATATACCGAACGTCAAACAACTGAAGATAAGAGTATTATTAATAATATCACTACGGCTGTTAAATCAATTATTGCCCCATTACTTGATATTTTCCGTACGACACGTAAAGAAAACATAATTGGACACCCGAATAAAGTAGGTTATATGGGTGTTCAAGCACCAAGTAAAATACGTGTTCATGATACGAATGATGTTGCTCGAACAACACTCAAAGAGACAAAAATCCACGATAATCGTACAGGTTCCGTTGGTGTTGCTCCTGGAACAAAGAAATCAGTTGTCTATGACCCGAATGATATTGCTCGAACAACCCTCAAAGAAACGAAAATCCACGATAATCGCACCGGTTCCGTCGGTGTTGCTCCAGGAACAAAGAAACAAGTTGTTTATGATCCAAATGATGTTGCGAGAACAACGATGAAAGAAACGAAAATTCATGATAATCGCACCGGTTCCGTCGGTGTTGCTCCAGGAACAAAGAAGCAAGTAGTATATGACCCGAATGATATTGCTCGAACTACAATGAAAGAAACGAAAATACACGATAATCGCATAGGCGCAGTTGGTGTCGCTCCAGGAACAAAGAAGCAAGTAGTATATGACCCGAATGATATTGCTCGAACTACAATGAAAGAAACCCAAATTCATGATAATCGCACCGGTGCCGTGGGTGTTGCTCCTGGAACCAAGAAACAAGCAGTGTATGATCCTAATGATATCGCACGAACTACAATGAAAGAAACGAAAATTCATGATAATCGCACCGGTGCCGTGGGTGTTGCTACAGGAACCAAGAAACAAGTCGTATATGATCCTAATGATATTGCTCGAACTACAATGAAAGAAACGAAAATTCACGATAATCGCACGGGTGCTATGGGTGTTGCACCAGGAACACATAAACAAGTCGTATATGACCCGAATGATATTGCTCGAACTACAATGAAAGAAACGAAAATACACGATAATCGCACAGGCTCAATGGGTGTTGCGCAAGGAACTAATAAACAGGCAGTGTATGATCCAAATGATGTAGCACGAACGACACTCAAAGAAACGAAAATACACGATACTCGTACCGGTTATTTTGGAACAAATGCTATGGCGAAGAAACAAACTGTGTATGACCCTATTGAAGGTAAAGCTCGAACGACATTAAAAGAAACAAAAATACACGATACGCGCACCGGTTCGGTAGGAATTGCTGGCAGTATTAAAAAGCAAACAGTGCATGACCCAAATGATATAACGCGTACAACAGTTAAAGAAACCAATATTCACCACGAGAGAACAGGCAATGTTGGGAATACATCGCTTCAAAATGGGGATGGATACACTGCAGCCGAATATGACGCACCCAATACAAATCGTCAATTTACAAGTGATACAGAATATACCGGAATTGCAGATGGTCAAACGGGTCGTGGTGCAGGCGATGGGTATCAAACCGCTGAATTTGACGCACAAAATACGAATCGTCAATTTACAAGCGATAATGAATATACAGGTGGTGCGAAAGACTATTTGGTTCGCCCTATGGATGACAATATGTATGAGAAGGCGCGTTTGAATGAAACACGAACAGGTGTTAGCGAGGGACGGTATCCTACAGCAAATAATGTTAAAATTGCGACAGGTGGCGAGGATATTAATATGGAAGTTAAAAAATTAGAAGGAGACCGCGTGAATCAATATTCACCCACCGTTCATCGATTATATACACAGACCCCGAGTTTAGGTAAATGTACAATAACTACCGATAAAAACCAGCTTCAAAATGAAAGTTTAGCTGCGCGAATTGACCCGAATATGCTAACCGCCTTTACCGAAAATCCATATACACATCCACTGAATAGTTCGTATTAACCCTTATAGCGTTTTGAGGACTCCAGAAGTCATCCTATTATTTCTTAACCCTTACAGCGTTTTAACATGGTGTTGCTAAAGCATAGAATTCATTAAATTATATAATTTATAAATAGTCTTATTTTTAGCTTTGCTTAAGCATAAAATAAGACAATATTTGATTTTGTTAGAAAAATAAGAAATATGTGCTTAAGCACGACGCGGTAAGGGTTAATAGTTTGTATTACTTTTTTATTAGTTGTATTTTATTTCTTATATAATTATATAAACCAAATACATCGATATGCTATATTCCAAACGTCGCAAGAATTTTGGGGGGGGGCGCAGAAACCGCTCCAACCGAAGGTCTTTTACATTGAATAGAACGAAAAGAACTAATATGAGAGGTGGTCATCCCATAACAGCTAGTGACATACTTGAATTATGTAAAACAGAGGACGGAACTAATAAACTCAAACAATTAGTATTAGTAGCTAATAAAGATGATATAGAACAATTGACTATTAATGTAAAAACAGCCCGTCGTATTATTAACAAAATGATGGACGATGGGGCACTTAGTCACTTGTCTGTTGTAAATCCCAACCTTCGGGATATTGAACACCTTCTTGGATTAAAATTGGATTAAATAGATACAATATTGTACTTTAGCAAAGTAGATAATTTACTTATTTGCTAAAGCATAATTCATATGTGTTTAAATCAACTTCTTACGTTGACAAACCGATAAGGGTTTAAAATAATAATCTACTGACTCTTAACAGGAATACCGGCAATCACAATATAAATAGAATTTTCGGTCATAAGGATAAAATCTTCTACATTTTTGTAGCTTTTAACAATAGGACTTGTATATGATTCACTATCTTTATAAATAACCTTTTCACCGGATCCCTTATTACACATAATACATATGGATTTATCAAACGATTCAGACCAATATGTTAGCATAATAGGTTTATCTTCAGCAACTGATAATTTACACGCAGTTGTAAGTGTGGATACATCAGGCATTCTTTTTGCACTAGATGCACTAGCAGTCGCTGGTCTTGCTTGTTGTGGTTGTTGTTGCGGTGCTTGTTGTTGTTGTTTTTGTTGGGCAAGTCTTTGTTGTTGGGCAAGTTTTTGTTGCTGAAGCTGTTGTTGCTGCTGTGGTGTCAATTGTTGTTGAGGTTGCTGTGTTCTATTAGGTGCACCACTTGCAGAAGCAGGTCTTTGTTGTTGAGACATTTGTATGTTTATATATAAATATAAAATAGATACCTTTATGTTGTTTTATTCAAAAAAATTTATTAGCTGATCTTGTATTTTTATGATTAGGTGCCGATGCTGCCGATAAATGATTTAATCTCCTTTCTAATGCCTCCTTTTCTTCTCGCAGTTTCACTATTTCGTCTTGTTGGCATTGAATAACCATTTCATTTTTGATTTCCTTTGTAATTTTACGAAAGAATTGCGTTTTACCAAGACTCGTGCCTGTTTGATGATTGAAATATTCACACTGAACCGACCATGTTAGTCTCGAATTTGAAAATACAACATATTCTGGAAAAACACGCTTGATTGATCCACCTAAACAAAATTTTGGTTTAATATCTTTATATGTTATGTATCGAACATCATTACCCGCTTCCAATTCAGTTGCATCTTCGATTTCCTCATATCCTGCTAAATTTTGCATCATTGCTTCATTCGTTTGAAGTGTATCTTGATACGTTTGTTTGGGTCTATCATAATTATCAGCATTAATACGTCGTTCCATTTATTATGATTATCGTGTCTTACTTTATATATAATTGTTTTTTTTATATTCTACCATTTTTATCAAATACCGCAAATATATGTTTGACATGACAAAGGTTAAAAAAATGACAAATATATAGTATAATAGTATAATATTGTAATTAATATAAACATATGTCTATCTGGAAATTTCTATTGTTCATACTTAGAAAAGCCAAGGTAATACCATATATAATAGTTACTATTGTTATTATATTTGGATTAGCATACACAATTTTTCAACAAAGCGTACTTATCCAATCTGACCTCGATGTATATTCAACCATAATTAAATTGGTGTATTATACAATATTAGAAAGATTATTAAAAGCGACAAATGAACTCATCGTAGCATATTTTATAATGCTACCATTCAAGCTTACTGCTACACAACATATTGCCGAAGCGATTGTTAGTCGTTCGCCAACATCATTACTTCTCATGAAAGATAACGCGTATGTATTGAAGAATGCAGCACTTCGTGCGTTACAATCACTTGTTGAAAATAGCCTTGCCGTTATTATTCCTATAGTTCTCCTTATTTCAAGAGGGGCAGCTATAGGCGTTCATCTCAATTCGACACAACTTCTTATTGTGATAGCGTGTTTAACCGGCGTATTTTTAGCAGGTTCAGCAATTTTAGCTTATGACCATCGTGTTAAACAAGAATTGTCGAAAAAAGAGACAATTGTGGAAGAACAAACACGCTCACTTATGAAATCGATATCAACGATAGTTGTGAATGGTATGTCATCCTTTTTACCGAGCATGATGAAAACTCTTAAAAAGGATGAAGCTGAACCTAGCACAAAGCACGAGGTTATTATGTCAATTATGTATGGTGTATTAGATATATCAACAACAACTATACCTATAGTTTTAGTATGGGTATTGAAAGGTTCCAATGGAAACGATACTTTCCTACCAATTTATATTGTCATACAGCCAATGTTTTGGAATAGTTGGTATTTATTTTGTACGATCAAGTCTTTGGTAGTTAGCACATCTACATGGATTCAATTTGAAGAGTTCATGAATAATTCTAAACCACTTCCTACAGATTTAATAGAACCGACTTCCGCTGAAGATATGATGAAAATATTTAAAAATCCAGTATTTAAAGAAATACGTATAGTAGGTAATTCGGGGCACGGAAAATCCTACTTGATTAAAAAGATTATATCACAAATTTGTGATAGGTTTGCTTTAGGATTCATTATTTACATTGACCAATTTACTTCTCTTCCACAAGGTATGACATTGAAACAATATTTTTTATCTGCGTTTCAAAATCCTATCGAATGTATGCATAAACTTTTCCAATATGCTGAAATACTGGGTATATCGAATATAGTTAATGAACAAAATATAGAAATGCCATTTTTGAATCCTTCCGGGGGTGAAACCAAGAAACTTGTTTTGTTGCGTTATATATTACCTATATTGATGGGTAAATCGAATATTATGATACTATTTTTAGATGAAGTTTCCGCTGGATTGGACGACGTTTCATTAACTAAAGTACGTTCGCTTATAGAGGAAGTGAAATCAAAAGGTATCAAGGTAGTATCTATCGACCATCATGACTATCCTAACGATTATAATGTTAGAGTTTTCAAAAAAATAATACATGCAACAAAACTACAACCTGATAAAAAAACGCGGTCTTTGATACATAGGATATTTCCACATATGTATCATAAAAAGGAGGAAATTGGTATGAAAACAAGTCATGAAACGACTGAAATTGTCGTATGGTCGCCAGATCTCGATATGGAAGAACCGGATTGAATGGTGTCATATTTTAACCCATATCAAATAGAAAATACATCCAAGAATACACAAAAATATCAATAGTCTAACTATTTCAGCAAATGTCACAACCGACTTTAATTTATAATTCTGTTTCGTTGATGGATGAAATATATGTGCTAATGCTACTGAATTAGATACGGCCGATTCCATCGATGTGAAACTATAGGTATGTTTGCCCGTATGTGTTCCTACTGTATATAAATTACGTATAGATGAACTTTGGAATGGCATAAATGGTTGTCCTGATGTAGAAATGAATGCTGTATCTTTACATTTATATTTTTTAGATATTTCGTCATAATACACACCCGGTGAAATGAGTGTCATATCTGGTGCGACTAATGATGGAAATGCTAAACGTAATTGTACAAATGTTTCATTTATTAGTTCTGTAGTATCCGTGCATTGATTTGCCGTTTTATTTATATGAGAACTAATACGGTCAGTTAGTGTTATGGCCGCACTAATAACTGTTTTCGATTGTTTTTGGTCAAATTTCATATAATCCGTTAAAACAATAAAGGCAATCCCCCATTCCGATTTTGGGAATCCATATACACGGTCAAGTTGTAATTGTTGATGCCAATGAAATGTTATCGATATATAGTCAACATATGCTGTATTATTAACATATTCAATAAATGCATTATAATCCCCGAAGCTATTTTTGACAAGAGATGATGAATTATTAAAGATAGGAAGAAATGCTTTTGGTGGAATAGCCAAAACGACACGAGTATCCCGTGTAATGTTTATACTAACAACTTTATTAGTTTGACCGATAGTTATGGAATCTATTTTATGTGTAGTTGGATTCACACTTAGCTTACGAACATCCGTATTAATTATAAATTCGACACGACCCGATTGTAATAGATAATTGCGCCATACTGTAAATAACCCTACATCGTTGGGTGTTTTAGGTTGGTATAATGTATAAAACAATTGCTGATTAAATAATTGTAGAAATTCATATAACGTGTATTTATCAGCACCACCACCATCGGTTAGTGTACATAATCGATTGATAAGTTCAACAGATTCTTCTTCAAATTTATGATGTGATAGATAATTTAATAATACCTGATTTCTTCCGTGATTTTTATTTATTATTAGTTTTGTGAATTCAAGTGTTAATAATCCTAATTCACGCAAACGCAACGTCGAAAA